TCTTATAGAGTAATGAAAGAGGACTGTCTTGATCTTCCTGAAAAAATATATATAAAAAGAACACTTCAATTAACTCCTGAACAAAAAGCAGTTTATGCAGACATGAAAAGAAATGCTGTTATAGTGTTAAGTGATACGGATCAAGTCACAGCAACAACTGCATTAACACAAATACTGCGACTACATCAAATAAGTTGTGGTTTTGTAAACACAGACGATGGAGAAACTATACCTATAAAGAATACAAGATTAGAAGAGCTTCTCTCTATTTTAGAAGAAACAAGTGGTAAAGTTATTATTTGGGCAACTTATAGACATGATATAAAAATTATTGAAAATAAATTAAAACAACTTTATGGAGAAAAAAGTGTTGTTTCTTATTATGGAGACACTGAAAGCGAAAAAAGACAACAAATAATTCATACTTTTCAAAATAATAACAACTGTAAATATTTTATTGGACACCCTAAAACAGGTGGTTTTGGACTAACTTTAACTGTTGCAAAAACAATAATTTATTATAGTAATAGTTATGATCTTGAGGTAAGAATACAATCAGAGGATCGAGCACACAGAATTGGTCAAAAAAATAATGTAACCTATATAGATCTAGTTACTGAAAAAACGGTCGATGAAAAAATTGTAAAAGCTCTTCGTGACAAAATTAACATAGCAACACAAGTGTTAGGAGAAGGCTGGAAAAAATGGCTGATTTAGTAAAAGAATTTAAAACACTAAGAAGAACTAAAGGTTTTAGTCAAAGAGATATATCAAAGGACAGTGGTGTAAGTGTAATTGCTATCCACACATGGGAAGCAAACACCCGTCAACCTACATTGGGGAACTTTAATAGAGCTTTAAACCAAATGGGTTATGAGTTAAAAATAGAACCTATTCAAAAGAACGCATTCGTTCAACAAGTCGTTTAGCTCTATTTGGAACTTGAGAATACCATCTTGAGTCGGTCATTTGTATTGATGCTTCGAACCAATCCCCATCTTTTATAGCTTGTATTTTCTTCTTAAATTTACAATAACGAGGATATCCAAGATTGAACATCATGTTGGCTATAATCTTTTGTATCTCTTCAGGAAGGTTATACCAGTCATCGTAAACTTTCTTACAGTCGTTAATGGTAGTTTGAATATCTTTATCAAATAGTTCATTACAACGTTCTTCAGAAATTGGTGTACCTATTGGTAGGTCAAATTCTTCATCTTGGTCTAAAACTAAATGTCCAATTCCACAAGTTTTTAAACCTAAATGATCATTATAGACCTCAAGTTTTATACCTTCGTCTACAGCTATTTCTTCTCTTAATTGTTTTATGTTCATTTTTTAGTCCTTTGATTCATAATTTGTAACCCTTGTTTACCAAACCTATATCCAAAACTTGCTCCAATTGAAATATATAAACAATTTTGAAACCAACTAGGGCAATGTTCATCAAGAAAAATAAAACCTTCTTTTACATATTCTTGTGTCCAAGGCAAAAAACAACCAAGAAGAATTCCTCCAAAAATAATTGTCCAGAACTCATCTTTCCAACTTCCTGCCATTTGACTTGTAAGGTTTTGTTCCATTAACATAGAACTTGTCGCTTCAGTCTCGTAAACTTTAGCTTCAGCTTTGGCTCTTGCTACTTTAACGTCTGTCTCGGCTTTTGCTTTATCGACTCTACCTTGTAACCAAGTTCCAGCAAGCGAACTTACTGGTCCAATAATTGATGATAACCCTAACATTTCCATCTTCTCCTTGCTTGTCTTATTCTTGAATTTGGATTGTTCCTTGTTTTAGCTGAACTTCTTTTCAACTGTCCTAATGATCTTGCACAATAGGACTTTCTTCTTTTTGAAGCCTTACTACCTTTTTTAACCTTACCCGTAACTGCTGTTTTTAACTTACTACCAGGATTTTCTCTTCTGTATCGAGCCACCCCTGCTTTTGTCATTCCAGCACCAGACTTGGTAGAACGATAATACTTTTTTGTTTTGGGTGGTTGTTTATCTTTTTTTCGTGCCATTAGTCTATTTTTTCTTTGCTGTTTTCTTAGACTCTTTAAAGTCTTTCTTCGTAGGAGCACCTTTAGCTCCTTTTTTCCTCATTTTTTCACCACTACCTGCCTTAATTCTCTTTCTTTTAGCATGAATGTTTGCGTATAAACCTTTTTTCTTTCCTTTTTTCTTTCCTTTTTTCTTTGTCATGTTTTACTCCTCATCTGGTGGACTCCCATTTTGTATCTTGTAGTACACAATTTTTTAAATTTTTAATCCTATTAATAAAATATTAAAATTAAGGGAGTCCATAACTTTATTCTATTGGTACATCTTCGGTATATAATGTAACTTTTTGATCTAATAAATTTAACTGCATTTCTATTTCTCGCATTCGTGTGATGCTTTCTTTTACACTTTCTGGTGGTTGCCACCCATCAATCCAAGCATCATTTTCTTCTACTTCTATGGTAAGCATCTCCATTTGATGTTCTAAGAAAGTAAGTCTTTCTGTCAATCCAAAATACAACCAGACAGATAACCCAGTAAGTGCAATCATACTAATTAAGTTTCTTAATGGAATTGTAATATTACTACTGTCTGATATATTTAGTTGTTTACTCATACTTCTTCTATTAACCCTCTTTTCAATCTAAGTTCATTTAAATCTTTTTCTTTTTTTCCACCATCGTATTTCCAAGCATACCCTCTTTCAATCATTTCTTTATTTAAATTAGTGTCCCCAATAAAGATCCAACCAAGCATCCTGCCATATTTACCATCTTTTTCTGTTTTAACTTTTAAACCTGAACTATAGCCATCATTAAGTCTTCTTTGTAAAAAATCTTTTGCTTCAAGCCCTAACTTTTTTTCATCTAAATCTGTTGTTCTGCTTTCTGGTGTGTCTATTCCTGCAAGGCGAACTCTTTCTTTTTTAGTTAAACTAAACCCTAAATCAATATTTAAGTCTACAGTATCACCGTCAACAACTCTATCTACTTGTTTAATTCTATATTCGTACATTATCTACTACCTGTTAACCAACTAAAAAAAGATTGTTTTTTAGCAGTGCCTTTTAACTTTAAAACTATATCCCAAAGTTTATTTTCTGGTTTTTCCCATGCTTCATTTTCAATGGTCAATGGGTTATCGCCAATAAATCTACCTTCATTATTTCTTGCTCTTTTACGAGGTCTACCTTTTTTAGCCATTGTTTTTTCCTTCCTGTTTAAAAGTAAAAATTTTTTTAGTGTTCTTTACTTTTTTTAATTCAGTTTCAAATTTCTTTTTAAATCTTTCAATTCTCATCCGTATCAATAATACTTTTTCTTCTAGATCCATTTTTCTTACCAGTTAAATATTTTGGTATTTCACTCTGCTTTTTTCTCAGCCACTTTTTGAGGGACGCAGTAAGCTTTGACCCAAATTTTGTCTCCTGCCCTACTTTGGTGCCAGTTTTGTGCACGGACTCGCTCTGCGAATTCCAAACATGTATTAAGATCCGTGAAATAGACACTTTCCTGCACCGTTCCTGAAATAAAAACCATTAATACCCATATTAATTTCACTTTCCATTACCATTTTCTTTCGACCTAGTGAAGGCTGTTGTTCCCATAAAAGTAGCAACTATACCTAAGTTTGCCACAACATAAGTAGAAAGTAAAGCTGTGACCATTTCGACTCTTGTATCAGGTATTACAGGCGACATAGCTAAAACAATAAGAAGTATGGAAGAAATAGAAGAAACCCAACAAATAAGTCTTTGTTGGTCTTGCATTTTATCATTATTTTCAAGACGAATCATTTTTTCTTCACGAGCTATTTCTTCGTCGGTAACAATACCATCTCCATCTAAATCATATTTTGAATACTTGCTGTCTTTTTCTAATTTTTTTACCATTAAATTTCTCCTTGTCTTTTTAAATAAAACAAATATGCAATCCACACTATTAATGCTCCTACTATAGTGCACAGAAATATAATTCCAAGAATATTTAACGCTTTTCGTCTTGCTTCAGCTTGAGCATATAAAGTTTCTTGTCTTTGCTTCCTGATTTTAGCTTGCATTTTCAGAAGGTCTGACCAAGCATTTGGACCATGTGTTAAATTAATCCATGTACGAAGTTCATCCTCCATAGCTTCAGCTTTCTTCTTAGCAGCAAAAGCATCCATAGCTTCTTGCTCCACAGAAGAACCATTAAATAATTTTTTAAATAATGGAGGGTTTTTTGCCATCTTTTCGGCTTGGCTAACATCTGAAATAGCCCCCATCCAACGACCAATGTCACCATACATTGATTCAACATCACGACCTGCTTCAAAACCTTTTTTGATAATACTGAAGGCAGTGCTCGCTGCTGCAATAGCAGTGACGGGATCCATTACTGTGGCTCATACATTAAAAGGGCTTTTTCAGTTAAACCCTGTGTCATTGTTTCTGGACCTAATTCTTGCATGTTTGATAAAAATTCAATATCACCTAAAAGTCGTTTAGCATCGTTTCCTTTTTCCACAGGCATATCTACGTCTGATTCACCTATGTAATCTTGAAACATACGACCAACTATTTGTGCTGCAACTTTATCATTATATGATGTTTTTGATGCTAATGCTGCAGTTTTTAAATTTCCTGGATGCAGTAAAAGATCAGGTAATATGTTGTTGCCATGTCTTTTTCTTATAATGTTTAAAGCCGTTAATGCTCTTCCTGGACGAGTAAACACACCTAACCAAGCTCTAATAATTCCTGTTAAAACATCTTGTTTAAGATTTGCCGTTCTAGGTTTTGGCATATCCATAATATTTTTAATAGCTGAATGTGTTCTTTGAAGATTATCAACATATTGATCTCCAAATAAAATTCTTAACTGAGAGTCTTTTTCATTTATATAAGTTAATATTTTCTCTGGATTATGTAATTTTCTACCATTAAACTCTATAAGATCGTCTGTAGTTCCTACCATATCTTTTAAAGCAAAACCTTTAAAAAGTCTTTCTAGTTCAGAATCATTTTTAATAATAGGAGCAACTTTTTTAAATTCACTTACTCTATCTTGTGCTTGGGGTTTCCACACTTTTTCAAACACTTCATCAACTGAACCTGCTTTAATGTTGAATGTATCGTTTAATATTCTAAGTCTCTTTTTTTGACTTTGCATAATATCGTTTACTTGCACAGCTATACTTTTTATATCAAGACCTGTATTTAATGGTGTACCATCAGGAAAATAAGTTTGTAAAAGACCACCATATTTTTCTTGAAATTTTTTATGCTCAGCAACGTTAACTGATTTAGGAGTACCTGTAATATCGTCGTATTTTACAACTTTTTTACGCCATTCTTTTAATACAGCATCACGTATTCCTGTTAGTATTACATCTTTTTGATTTGAACTTAAAATAGCGTTATATACAGCTTTCGCATCAGCTGGACCTTTATCAGGAGTAAGAACTAAATCTAACACTCTTTTAGGCGGTAATTTATTATCTAAAGCTTTTGCAATCGTTGACACATTTTTATCTGTCCACATTTTTGTAAAATCTAAATAAGCATCATCATTAGCTTTTATTAAATCAGCTATGTGTGTGCTGCTACCATCTGAGTTAGTTATCCTTACATCTTTTTTTCTAAGAAAAGCATCACGAGTTTCTTCTAAAGTTTTAGTTAACTCTGAAATTAATCTAGTTGAGGCTGCATCTTGACCTGTTACATTTTTTGCAAAAACTTTTCGTTCTAAAGCTCGTAGGTTTAATAAAGCGTCATTTAATTCTTGCAGTGAAATATTTTTTATTTTTTGAGCAGCACCTTTTCCACCAAGTGCCCACTTTCCTATAAGACTATCTAATAAAGCCATATCTTCTTTATTAACCCATGGAGCATTTTCCATTTGTTTTCTAAGCGTCATAGCTTTATTAACAAGAATAGTTGGCTTACCAACATTAACGTCGTTTAATTTTATATTTGTTTGTTGTGACCATTCCTTGAAATATTGCTCGTAAAGATCTTTTAAATTTTTCTGTGTGTTCCCTTTTATTTTAAAAAGTTCATCTTTTATA